TCGCACACTTTGAATAGCCTTTGCTACTTTATCTATCCCAGTAGTCGGGGTAATGACCATGATTTTAGACATTACTTATTTCCCTCTCCACAATCATGGCATCAGCGATCTCATACGCACGGGCAACGGCTACTTCATCCCAGCTTTTGCTTGATGTATCAAACTTCCAATCGCCAGCACAGATACCAGCCATAATTCTTGCGGCAAACTCGTCTCTTAGGCTCACTTGACTTGCTCCCTTAGGGCTTCGACTTCTTCTTGAAGTGTACGCAATTCAACAATAGCCATTTGGATTAAATAGCAATCTACCGCATACGGATTGCCATAGCGCTGATCTAAGGCTTCAATTAGTTCTCTTGTATTCATGTTATTTACACTCGCTCCTGTGTCCACAATGTGGGGTATGTTATTCGTCATTTAAAACTTCCTCGCATTTCTTAATAAATCGTTCTACATTCTCGTTGCTACGGCTTTCAAACAGGTGATAGCATAGGTTGCCATATGTAGTACCAATACCATATCCAAGAGGGACACTCGGTAAGTCCCACTTAGGTACTTCTACTTTGTTTGGGTACACCAAGGTTATATTGATGCCGTTATCTCGCCAGCAGTCGGTTAAATTCTGTGCAACATCGGATATAGATAGTGCTCGGCAAGTCGGTCTACCTAACTCGTTCCAAGTGTTTACGTTCACCCCAATAAACCATGCGCCAGCATAATCTCGGTTTTTGTCTAGGTGGTTAGCACATCCAGCCGCACCATACAAACTACCGTTTTCACAAGTGGATTCAACGTTATCAATAGCGGTCTTGAGCAAGGGTATGCAGTCGATGTCCATAAACAAGATTACATCTTCTTCCTTCTCGTTGTCCAACACCCAGTCCATCCAAGTGCCATGATCTACACCATCCAAGCGATGCTGAATAACTTTTAAACCTAGCTTGTTAAACACTCTCTTCTGATACTCAGGGATGCGTGGATCTATGTTGCCCCAATACATACTATGAATTTTCATGATTAGTCCCCCCAAAAAAGTCTTCCATTGTAAACCCCCGCCTAGCCAGTATCTTCCTCAGTTTACGCAGGGCTGTCTTCTCCATCTCAGAAACCGCCGCTCTAGACACACCAAGTACATCTGCTATCTCTTGGTGGGTCATGTATACCTCGTTGGCGGTTTTCTTTTGCTTCTTATCTTCCATACCCTACTCGATTCCCATTGCTGTCAAAATAGTTTTTAGTACCTTCGGGGGTTACAGTTTGATACCCCACTCGGTTGCCGTTATTGTCATAAATACCGTTACGGCTATTGTAGTTGTACTCGCTATTCTTCCAGTTATATTGGGAGTTGTTGTAGTTGTATTCGCTGTTTGCGTAGTTGTATTCACTATTTTTCCAGTTATACGGGTTGTTGTTCCAGTTGTAATCCGATTGAGCATGGACAGGGGTTGTGTAATGTACGAGCATCGTCATGACTACTGTACCTATTACTGCCAAGATAAACTCTTTCATGACTTCCTCGCTCTTTTGGGTTTAGCGGCGGCTATGCCTTGTTCGTCAGTTTGGTTACGGGCTTCTAACATATGGTCAGCCATCGCCCACGCTTCTTTAGCATCGTCGGCTTTGTTAGACAGAATGTTTCCCCGTATAGTAATCCCTACCATAGCAAACATAGCAAAACAGTCCCTCAGGTCTTGTTCGTTCATATCAATGCTTCTCCTAATAATTGTTGCGCTATTATATATGGGTCTTGTTTGACGGGCTTAGGCAGTTTGGTCAGAGTAAGGTCAGGGTTATCCCCAATGAAGCGTTGAGCCTCATCTAACCAGTTGAACCGCCTAAGTTCCCCCATATCATCGGATACGATGAATCTCACAGAGCAAACACTTCACGCAAGGCTACATATACCTGTTTTGCTTCATAAAGGCTTAAATTGTTTACATAGGTTTTTGCGTCAAAGACTTTAGGCTTGGCTTGAATTTCTTCAATAACCTTAACTACCTTCTTTACTTCTACCTTGTGTTGCTTGTCTTTCTTCACACTACTGTATCCCTTGTTTTGCGTCTTATATTCAGCCGTAACTGCACGATAAATATAGTGTTCTTTCCTACCCATGCCAGCGTAGTTATCAATCTCTATTGTTCGTCTAGCCAAAATACCACGATCTACTAAGGACTTCAAGCCCGTAGCAATCGAGGAATCCTTTTGTGTTGGGAAAGCCACACAGATTTGTTTGATGGTTGAGTTTGGATGTTGCTTGAGCCACTCCCACATCTGCCTACCAAGCGGGTTAGATGATAGTTCCTCCTCAGGTTTGTTCCATGAGTGCATAACTTTTAACGCTTCTGTTCTAATATCAGGCATCTTATTTCTCCTCTAGTTTGCCTACTTCACGATTCAAATACCACTGTGCTTTCTTTAGATTTTCTAACTTATCATCTTTGTGGTCAGCACGACTAATATACTTAACTACATTACCAAGGTTGTAGCCTAAACTCTTAGCCTCAATAAAGTCAATGGTTTCAATACCACCTACTTTGTAATGCTCGGGGCTATTAACGGGGTCAGCCTTAACCTTTACCTTCTTAGGCTTAGGTACTTCCAATACCCTTGTTTCTCCTTCTACACCTACCGCACCTACTGATACATCACTTGTTACTGCTTCGATTTGTGACCAACTCATTTTACTTCTCCTTGTTTTAATAAATCAAATAGGACACCCGCATCAGGTAATCCCGCTTCCAACAACAACTCTAAATCTTTAATACCATGCTCATTTACTAATACGGCAATACCACCCGCATCCATGATTTGTGTAAGGTTTCTTTCCTGTAATGCAGTAGGCTTACCCTTGCCAGCCTTAACCTCAATACCAATGAACCGACCCTTGATACAAGCCACAATGTCAGGTACGCCTGAGGACCCAAAACCCCCCATAACGGGTGTAAACTGGTAGGCTTGGTGCTTAACCAATAGGGCTTTTACACCCTTCTTGACCTTTACTTCAGGCTTGTCTGCCATTACTTCCTCTCTGTTATATAGTAGATTTGTTCGTTTATTTTCCGACCTACCCCGTCAACAACTGCCCCATCGTCTACAATTTGTAATACGGCTAGGGCATCTCGAATCCAATCGGGTATATCGGTCTGCGAAATCTTATCCACAAGTTTACCCGTCTTACTTGGCATTGTAAAGTCATTTAATTCTACCAGTCCATCAGGGTAAACCTTTACTCGCCATACACTATCTAGTTTTAGTTCCTCCTGTTTCATTTGCATAAGGTCTTGTAAGTACCATATCACTAGTTCGGGTGACTCATCTTTCCAAGCCATCATCACCTTGTTCTCTTTCATGGACAAGTCCAGCCTGTGAACGCTTTTATAAAAATAGTCTACGCTATTACCCAATATTGTTTCTCCTGTGTTTTCATACCTACATCTTCAATAAAGCTATTGACCTCTGATACATCTAGCACAAACATCTTTCCACGAATTTCTTCGGGTACTTTGTCTATGCTATCTACTGAAACTGCCTCACTACCCTTAACGCCATACTCAATACTGTTGCCTTTTATCCACACCATATAGGTAGTCGGTTCGTAGTTAGCGTACTTCTCAATCTCTGCTCGCTTCTCTACTGTAAATGCTAACGCTTCTCTAAACTCCTGAGTAATAGGTGTATACCCTGTTGCACACATATGTACAAACTCTTTGAACAAGGCAGTAGGGTCAACACGCATCTTATTGGTGATAGAGTTGCGTATCTGTTGTGTTTTAGCAATTAAAGATCGTTGGAATTTATCGTGCGACTCAATCCATATCTCATCAAAGCCAATGGGTAATAAGAACTTGACCGCTTCTCTGACGATGTTCTTCATATGCTTAGACCTCTTACTGCGATGGTCGCTACCACTCCAATGCGAGTATCTACCATTCTCAATCAAGCGGCTACTAACAACATAGTTTTCACCGTTCCACCCAATTATTCCTACTCGGTTATCAGGCGAACTTGCATGAATTACATCTAAGTATGTGTATACCATAGTAGCGGGGTCTGTATCATGCACATATATCTTTGATCTGTTCGTCTTGCTTGGTATGAATTGGAGCAAGGGTTGTTTCTTTTTGATCTCGTTCATTAGCTTGATGGTTTCACTAGCTATTGTTTCACCATTAAATTGTTCGTATTGTATTGCACTCATTTTAATTCTCCTCGTCAAAAGTATCGGTTACTTCTTCATCTTCACGCATAGATTCAGTTACTATATAGCCATCTTCCTTGGCTTTTTTATCTATTGCAGGGAAGCACGCATCGTATAACTCCTCATTAGCAAACTGTGCTACTACTTCAGAAGCCATACCATTTTCAAAATAAACAACGATCTTCATGATTCCACCTCGATTAGTTCAATGTTAACTTCGTAACTGCTGTCCTCACTAATATAGTCCCGATACTCCCACAACAAGTCCTCGTTTGTATATTCTTCGTACCCCAAAAAACCCTTACGGCATATGACTTCTTGGTAGTCAGGGTTCATTTCTAAATCATCAAGCATCGACTGTACCAAGTGGTCAATCATGTCATCTCTCGTAATTCTTATATGCTCACTCATTCTTCTACCCCTTTCATTTTCCATACTGCAATCACGGCACTCATACATAACGCATTACCAAACTCGTGAATCCACAACTGGTACGCACACCCTAACCATAACGCCATAAGTATTAGCCAATGGAATTGCATATACCAGTCTACAAATACCAACTCTTGTTTAAGTTTCTTCCACATCATCTTCTCCTTAGTTATACCAACTACCATAATTGTCTTTACATCTCTCACCTAGCGGTACTTCAATCTCCTTGCATGGCTTAGCGATTGTGTAAAGGTCTTTGTAAATACTCTTGACCATCTTCTCTGTTTGATACTCGCTATGGTATGTACGAGTTTGTTGATCCCACCATGTAAGCTGTGACTTCTGCTTGTATATGTCCATCATGGCAAACCAATGCTCGGGTACATCTTCGCCTTTATGTAACGCTTCTTCCCAAGGTACATCTTTAGGCAAGTCATCTCGAATGTCGTTGTATTTACTTCCATCATTGGTCAATGCAAATGGGTTTGATCGTCTTGCCCACCAGCTATCTTTAGGTTCAGGTGTGATTGCTGACATGACTGTGCAATACTCTATAAACTCTTTAGCCTTCTCACGAATGGCTTTAGATTGCTTGCGGTCAATCGTATGGACTGTTTCACGATGCACTACCAATGGATTCCAATACTTATCACCGACTGTACGGGTAAAAGTTACATCACCTTTATCAATCGTATAGAACTTATCACCCGTTTCAGTAAGCACTTTTACATAGTTACAAGCCTTATACTTATCCATGCTCAAGCCAAATGGTAGGTTGTAGTCATAGAAATAAAAGATTGATGGTGTGCTTAATGCGTGAGGGTTTAAGCGTGGCTCTTTACCCGCTTCGATTCCCCAATACACACGAGGGGTATGGACAATGATAGTTTCCTGATTGCCATTTTTTAGGTAAGAGATAGCTTTGCGGTGTGCTAAAGTATTCTCATCTTCATTGTGCGACCACGCATTGCAACTAATGTAATACTCGTTATCACTAACCTTAAACATACGCTCCCATGCACGACGGCGTTCGCTTACAGGCTTGATGCAAAACTTAGCACGCTGACCTCTAATAGGTTTAACTTCTTCGTAGTGCTTAGCTATCTTGTCAAAGTCAAAGCGTTTACCATTTTGTGCTTGTACATCGTGCGGGGTTCTACCCCAGTATCCATATCCCATGTTAATTCTCCTCGTTAGTTTTGTCGTCGTTATACTTTTCTTCCCAGTAATCAATGAACTGCTCAATCGCATTACTGGTATAAACAGGCACATAGTTACTCACATCATTCTCTGTACCATCTTCCCAAGTTAGTTTAAGTTCCCATGATTTGATTTTCATTTACTCCTCCACATAAATTGCTGAACCAACAGTAGGTACATCTTTGCACCCACCAACGATTGCCCACAAGACAGGGCTTGTCCAATGCCCACCCCAATCACCACCTACATATCCGTCAGTCAATACGATTGCACACTCAGGCACAATGTTCTTGTCTTTAAGATATGCGGTAATACAACTAGGGCTTGTACCACCACCACCCACAGGCTTAGTAGACACCTTCATCTTGTCTGCATCACCCATGCCATACACCTCATGACCTACTACATCACTACCCCAATAGATCAGGTCTACCATCTCAGGATTTACATTGTCCATAATTGCTACTACCTCGGACAGAAAACGATTGACTGCCTCATCGTTAATAGAACCTGATGTATCTATGGCTACAACTACACGACCCATCGTTTCGCTGATTGTGCTAGGCATATAGATGTCATGCTGTAACCACCTACGATTAGGCTTACGCCATGTAGATTCATCTTTACCATTACACACACTACTAACGAACTCACGCAATGCCTCCTTCCAATCTACCTTAGCGGACAGTAAGTCAGTAAAGCATCGGTCTAGCGTACCCTTGACCTTACCCGCTAGGATTGCACCTTGACGGATAGCTTGGTCAATCTCCTTGGATAGCTTGTCGGCTTCCTCGGGTGACATATCCTGTGCTTCCTCCCACCCATGCTCATCTAACCCACTACCACCGCCATCATCGTCATCGTCTGACAACTTGTGGAAAACTTCTTGTGCGTTCATGCCACGATACTGCTCGTCTATCAAACCACCCTTGGGTACAGATACAAACCCATTGGTACGCTGACCCTCATCTACAATCTCAAGGTTAATCACATAGTCACAAGCCTTGTTAGCTTTCTGTGGATTGATTGTGTGAAGATGTTTCCATGTAGCTAGGTGACGATACATCTTGTGCTTGTTCTCATGCAAGATAAGACCACGCACATCAGAGTCAGATAGCTTGGCTAGAAAGTCCCGACCATACACCACATCACGACCATTGGTATATGCGGTTGGACACTCATCGGCATCAACTACCTTGACACTACCGACCATGAGCACACCACTATAAGCAACGAAATGCGGGTGTTTCATCAACTCGATATGACTGCGTTCAATGCGTTGTTCTGCTGTTAGATTCTTAGATGTCGTTAGCATTTCTTTGCTCCCTAAATTTAATTAAGCGTTTGATAACTTCGTTGTAACTTACATACCTTGATTGCTTGTTTTTAATCTTGGTTTCGATTACCTCCAAGCGTATAGACTCCAACTTAGCAAGCACCTCATCTTCAAGGTGAATGGTTGGGCTTTTACTTACCTCGTAATTAAACATAGCTTCTCCTTACTGTGCGAACAGGTAATTGTTTGTGGTTGCCCACTTGATGAACTCGGAACTCGTACCTACTGTTGATGCTTTGCCTGTACGCATTACCGATGTTGCGAATAACCCCTGTGCTTCTTTAGCTAAGCGGTTCATATACTTGACCCACTTGTTGATGTTGTCCTTCTCGATGCGTTGAACTGCTGAATAGACCAACATACAAACTGCGGCGGGTGACTCGGGGACTGGTGCTTTGTCGGGGTTAGCCATGATTGTGTCCCATGATGGAATATCATTAGCCAACTTAACCATAGCCATCATGTCGTATGTTGCACGCTGACCGATTGTACCGACAAGGCTAGTACCTACTACATTCTCATCAAGATGCTTGGTTGCTTTGAGAATGTCGCTTGCCTTCTCCATACTACGATGCGTAACAAAGGCGGGGCGGGGTGCTCGTGGGTCATTGATATACTCATTGTCCTTAGGGTCTTTGATGTCCTCGAAAGATGCAAACATTTGCGGGAACTCTTTAACTGTAAGGATAACCTCAGGTAATATACCATTGTCTAGAGCATAGTTATCAATCCAATCATCGGCGGTAGGCTTAGATATTTTTACAGTAGTCATACGATTACGGGCATGGGGCGGTATCATGTCACCAATACCTTCTTGTGCAAGGTTAGTAGTAGCAAACACAATCGAACCCTCAGGCAAAGTATATGTACCTAGCTTGCGTTCTAAGATGATGCGTAGTGATGCGTTGAATACTGCCTTGCTAGACTTACCTACCTCGTCAAGCATCATGATGACAGGCTTATCAAAGTGAAAGCCGAACTCCTCGTTAGGAATAAAGCTACACACCTCGACACCATCAATGGTGCGAATCTTAGGCACAGCAAAGTCACCTACATCTTTAGTAGTCATATCTACATAGCAAGCAAAGTGGTTAGGAAACTTCTCCTTCAATGTCTTGAGCATAGATGACTTGCCAATACCCATCTCGCCTTGTGCAAGCACAGTTACCTTATCGCCTACTGCACAGATTAAGTCGGCACATTCTTTGAGTGTTACAGATTTAAATACATTCATGGTTACTTCTCCTTGTGGTTATGTACTGCGTTTAATATGTCTGCTACTGCTGGTTCTAAAGGGGTAAGTGTTGAGTTATGTACCCAATCTATATACCCCCCTGTTTCTGATGTTTCACATAGAATTTGCACCCTGTAAGGGGCTTTATGGTGAGTTTGGGTTACAACTACGGGCATACCTTTATACAAAACCCAATCCCCCGTTTTCAAAATGCAAACTTGCCGAGCATCTCATCGACAGTCCTTTTTGTTTCTAAGCGTAAGCCCTCATCTTCACGCAAGTCTTGGGCTGAGATACCACGCAACTGACCTTCTAACTTACTACGCATATACTCCATCTTCGTATCATTGGTGATATTCAAATGTTTAAGCAAGCCACACAACTGCACAGCGTTCTCCACCAAGCTATCCCTGAAAATCTTTTTGGTGTCATCATCTGCATAGTCCAAGCGTTCCGACAAACTACCCATCACATCATGCAACTTAGTCCAAGCATCTTGCATAGCGTTCTCAATCTTGCTTTGAAATGCACCTTGAAAATTACTACGCAACTCTGCCATACCCGCTTCGCCAATATCCACACGAAAATCCCCTGATTGCGGTACAGGGCTGAAAGTATAGAAAAAGCCAAACTTATTAGCAACTTTCTCAACTGGCGGATAGTCCTCACGATTAAATAGGTCACCGAGGGCAAATGCTGACGAGGCTACAAGTGTGTCGTACTCAGCCAAGAAATCTGTAACGGCTTGTGAAAACATTTTTTCGTATTCAGTTAGCTTTGCCTTGTAGTCAAAAAACAAAGTAGCGGGGAGCAAACGAGTACCCGCATCTGACCAAGGTGATGATTGACTGTATGACCAATTACGAACTGCCGATGCAATTTTGCCAATCTCCGCTAATTTCTCAGAGCCAGCGAGCAGATTTTTGTGAT